ATGATATTACCGCAGATATCATAAAATCAGATATTGCTGATGCGGTCGGCAACTACTTCATTAAGTTAAAGAGACAGGATCGAGTTCCCAAGAGTGATTTGATTAGAGTAATTGAAGAGCTAAAGGGCGTTGATTCAGTAAACGTTAACATAATTGGAGAGGCGAATGAAAATGCACTAATCACGAATCCATCTTCAACCACGCTAGTTGGACTAGATGAATTTAATGATATCGTAATTGGCCTTGATGAATTTCCGGTAATCCGAGGAGGTTGGAAAGACTCACAAGGTAATCAATACTCTGAAGGCATATCTGATACTTCACTAGGTGCCCTAAATATCCAAATCAAAGCTCAAATACCTCGTAAAAATATTGGTATCCTATGATAAGAAACTCTTTATACCAAGTTGTGTACAATAGAAAAGACAAGCGCCTTCACCTAGGGTACAGGTACAAGAATGCCCTAATGAAAAGGATCCTGTCTAACCAGATGTTTGGAGCAAATCCGATTTTGGACGCTTTCATTGCCTATCTAGAAGCCTATCTGTATGAGCATATCGAAGCAGTTAAGCAAATAAAGATTTTTGCAAATCCTGCACTGGACAAAAACGAAAACAGACTCAACTAATTCCATGAGTGGAGTATTCACAAAAGAAAAAAAGGCACAAATCAAAAGTGAGCTTGAGGATCTGCTGAAAAATTATTCAGGAGGACCTACTCCAGAAGAGGACAATATTGATGAACAGCTTGCTGAGATCGCTGCTGCTCCCCCGTTAGACTTCATTGAAATGAATTCCGAATTTGAGAAAAAGGCCAGGGACATAACCGGCTCAATGCTCAAATTCTATGTTGATCTTGGCGTCATCGAAAAGCACGACTATATCAAACAAAAACAGATGCTTGATAACTCAAGCATTCAAAATATTTTCTTTCAGCTAAAAACAATCCGAATGGCAATTGAAAAAATTGCAGAGGAGATAAACCAAGGCAATACTCATCCCAGACTATTTGAGGTATTTGGGCAACTACAAGATAAATTAACAACGGTCGTTAAGACTCAAGCGAATTACATGCTATTCCTAGAGGATACCTATCGTAAGATGAATCAGGAAATCACTCAACGCGACACAAATCCAGAATCATCTCAACGAGCCCTACCGACGAGCACAACCGATTATTACATAACAGCCGGCACAAAAAATCTAATGAAAGAGATTGACGCAATCGAGGTTGAGGAGGACTTGTCTGACACCAGACACTTAACTCACCCATCCAAAAAAGTAGAAGTTATGGTTGCACGCGGAATTTCAAACGCTGTGATACAAGATGATGATACAACCGACTTCTTAGATGACGTTAACTCATTAATATGAGAGACTTTATAGCAAACAGCGGAGGTCGAACCCAAATGAAACTCTCCAATCTAGATCAGGAGAACAGTGCAATTTGGACGACAGAGAAGGTTCAAAAACTTCTCGATGACTTTGAGAATGGTATGATTGATATTAAGACCATTAAAAACTCGCCATTCAAAGATAATGACCCAGTGTGGAAGAAGGCAAATATCGTTTTCGAGTACACACCGGAAGAGCTTGAAGAGATTAAGCGTTGCAAGCACGATCCCGTTTACTTCGCGTCAAACTACGCTCAAGTAATGACAGAGGATGGAATCCAACAAATCACACTAAGAGATTACCAAGAAGAGATTATCAGGTCTTTCAAGAATAGCCGATTCAATTGCCTAATGGCATCACGACAGATTGGTAAGACCGTAATGTCAGGAGTGTTCATTGCATGGTACCTGATATTCCATACTGATAAAAACGTATTAGCGGTTGCTAACGTTGCCTCAACCACTAAAGAGGTATTGGACAAGATCAAATCGGTGTTGGAGAACCTACCGTTCTTTCTTAAACCGGGTTGCATTTCAAATAACGTAATGTCGCTTAAGTTCGATAACGGCTGTCGTTTAATTGGTCGTACCACCACCAAAAATACCGGTATCGGTTTTACGATTCACGTACTGTACATTGATGAGTTCGCTCACATTAACCCATCTTACCTAGACTTCTTTTATCGAGCGATCTATCCTACTATTTCAGCCTCGACCAATTCAAAGGTAATCATAACCTCAACCCCGAATGGAATGAACCGATTCTATGATATCTACATGGATGCAATCAACAGCCTAAATACATACGTGCCGTTGAGAGTTGACTGGTGGCAGGTTCCAGGCAGAGATGAGGAATGGAAGAAGATGACGATTGCCAACTTAGGTTCTGAGGAAGACTTTAATCAGGAATATGGACTTCAGTTCTTTTCATCAGATAAGTTACTGCTGCCTTCAAAAGACTTAAAAAAGGTCTTTTCATTCCGCACTACATACGAGGTCCCAGAATGGGCTCAAACTCCAGAGAATTTAGACCTATTAGCCGGCCTAGTAGTTCATCCAAACTTCAACAAATTCACACCTGATGATATTAAAAACGATGGCAACACTTACGTATTCTCAATAGATACCGCATCAGGCGTTGGCCGTGACTATTCGGTCATTAATATTTTTAAATTCACAGCTTTACCCCTTAAGATGCTAGAACAAGTGAAAGACTTCATCAAGAATGAGGGAGACTTTTTTGGACTTGTTCAGGTCGCTTCTTTTAGAAGCAATACAAAGGATATCAACGAGTTCAGCAATGTTCTTGAGTACTTGACGTATAAAGTGTTCAATCCAGAAAAAGTTAGGCTCTTAATTGAGCTTGACCATAAGGGCGATTATGTAATGGACAAAATTCAACAGAATGAGCTCTTTTGGCCCGGTCAATTAATACATTCAAAACACATGACCTCTTCTACTAATTGGAAGCCTGGATTAAAGATGACTGAGTCTAATAAGACTAAGTATTGCGAGCGCTTCAAGTACTTGACGGCAGTTAATAAAATTCTGCCTAATGAGTTTAAAACTGTGCATGAGCTTGGATCTTTCGGTAAAGCAGGTAACGGTACATATCGAAGTCAAAACGGCAATGATGATTTGGCAATGACATGCGTATCAACCGCGGCCTTTTTTGAATCACCTAATTTTTGGGAGATAGTAAATGACGAATTGGATAGACTTGAATCAGAGTACCTTCAAAAAGTCTATGCTCAGTTCCTGGGAGAGGCATACGTTGGCCATGATTTAGGATACAACCATGAAACGCTAAGAGACCTAAATCGTACGCCGGAAATAAAAAGGCCTGGAGCAACAAAACGATTCGACGAAAATGCGGTTGATGAGTACAAGAGACTACTTGGCCATTTTTACGGAAACAATACTCAATAAAATTCTATGAAAACTGACGAATTACTAGATTTCGATTACGAAAAAAATAAAAAGGAGATCTTCGATAAGATTGTAAAATCAATCACTTCAGCCATGAAAAAGAAGTCTCATCAAATTTACATCAAAAAGTTGATGATAGTCGACGAAGAAATTGATGTAGTTGCGAGCCAAGCGGATTGGCCTATTTGCCTCGACAAAGCAATTAATTTCTATAAGCAGATTGAAGACTATGAGTCTTGTGCGAACTGCCGAAATTTACTATCCAAAATCAATGAACCCTCTAAAAAAACAAAATCAAATGCCAGAAAAACAAGTTAAGAGAAAAGCCCAAACTCCAAAATTGGAGGTCACAGAAAAGGATTTACGCAACGTTAATCTTAAACCTTCACAGGAGAGTTACTGTCAAAAGATCATGACCAATGACATAACCTTTTGCTACGGCCCAGCCGGTACAAGTAAAACATTCACCGCGTGTCTAGCTGCTCTAAAGTTATACATGTCAGGAAAAATCAAAAAGATCATTTTATCAAAGCCCATTCAAGAGTCTGGCGAAAAACTTGGATTCTTACCTGGTGAAATTAAGGATAAAATCGATCCTTTTATGGAAAGTTATCGTTCAAATTTGGTAAAATTATTACATGATCCAAATAGTGTTGGTTGGCTTGAAGCAATGGGAGTTATTGAGTTTAGACCTCTTGCCTACATGAGAGGAGCAACTTTTGATAATTGCTTGATGATTCTAGATGAAGCTCAAAATGCTGATTTTAAACAGCTAATGTTGTTCATAACTCGTATGGGGAAGGACTCTAAGGTGTTAATTTGCGGAGATGTTAGCCAGTATGACATCGCAAAGAGTAAAGTAGCTTTACCGGAATTCATTAAATTGTTGGAAGGAATCAATAACTTAGGCATTCATACCTTTAAGGATGAGGACATTGTAAGAAATAAAATCCTTATCCAAATTACTGAGCGCTACGAAAAATGGAAATCTGAAAACCCTAAACACTTTAACTAACAATATATTAATGAGCGCTTACGACCTAATTAACAAACACTTAAACGACGAAATGCAAAGCCTTGCCGAACTAATAAAGAGCGGCAACTACACAGAACGGGATAGAAATAGGATAGCCTCAATCATGTATCCGAAATTAAAGTTCTTCATTTGGAAATTCTTTAATGACCCTGATGAAACTGAAGAAGTTCTTCATAATACTCTGTTTAAGATATTTAAGGGACTTACTTCATATAGCAATTCCTATCGATTCACAACTTGGATTTACACGATTGCTAAGAACGAAGCTCTATTACACCAACATAAGCTAAAGGTTCAATTCGCTCAGAGTCTTGATAACTTAACAAAACCTTTGAATATACCGGATGACTCTCTTTACACATTTCACAGAGAAATTTACATGGATGATTTGTACGGTATGACTCAAACCGAACTTACTGGCCTACCGGACTGTATTGAAAAGTCGATTTTAATAGACAAAGAGATGCATCACATGAGAGGCAATGAAATTGCTAAAAAGTACGATATGAATCTAAATACGGTTAAAACCAAGATTAGAAAGGCTCGTAAAATGCTAAGAGAAGCAGTGTTGGAAAAGAATCCAGAAATGATTGACCGATTAAAAGAATACTTTTAAATATGGGACTACTAAATTTAATTAATCCAATTGAAGAGATCAATTCAATAAGAACAATAGTAAAGGACATTACGAATTACCTATTCTATCGCAAACAAATCAAAGCCATCGACTCGGCCGGTATTTTCAAGACTAAACGAATGCGAACCGATTGGTTCAGTAGAGTTTATTACGTTGTTAATTTAGAGCCTGAGCTCCAGTTAGCAACTGGCGATCTAATTGACCTTGAGAAGAGCAGAGTGTTTGAATCAGTTTCTAAAGTCCAAGGAATTTTTGCGGACCGTAATCTAATAGAGATAATTGATGTTTCGTCCAAGCGAATAAAGGACGATAATTACTACGCGTATTTAGTCACTATTAAATATCGAGCGGAAACCGTCTTTTCTGATATTGTTCGAGCCGTGATATTAGGACTTCTATTATACAGCTTAGTTCACCTGGGATTTTGGGTAGGTGAAAATTGGGAATTTGTGAAAGCCTCGGCTATTAATAAACTCAACAGTAAGTAAATAAATAACTAAAAATATTTCACAATTTATGAAATTCATTAAACTTCATTTTGAAAAAATTGTTTTGGGTTTACTATTGGTAATCTTTATTCAACAGTGCAGCACATCAAACCGAGTTAACAAGATTGAAAAGCAGGCAAAAGTAATGAATCAAAGAATCGATTCAGTATACACATCAGATCTACGAAAGATGATTGAGATCGAAGGATTACGTGCATCAAAGCGTACGCTATACGATTGGAATGCAGTCGTTAGATCAGCAGTTCGTCCTGACGATCGTATGCATGAGTATGATTCTCAAATTGAAAAAATACAGAAGTCTAAATAATGACAAAGAAGGCAACTCACGTATTCATAATAAGTACGTTTGTTACTCTATACCTACTGGTTTCGATCATTTCAACGATTCACGTTATTGATTTCTTTTTAATGTCGAATCCGAAATGGTTAGCAGTTAGTCTAGCTATTGCATTTGAAGTTGGAGCAGCGGCTTCGCTAGCCTCAATCATTACCCTCGATAAAATGAATAAGGGTATTGTTTGGGGACTCTTTATTTTACTGACCGTGATGCAGGCAATGGGTAACACCTATTACACATACGTTCACTTAATCAATTTTCAGGGTTGGATTGAACTATTTGGACTAGTAGATGAGGAACTAATTTATCAAAAACGAGTTCTATCAATCGTTAGTGGAGCGATTCTACCGATTGTTGCATTAGGCTTCATTAAATCATTGGTCGACTATATTAAGCCAGCAGATGAACCCGTAAATGATATTGCAATTGAAACGCCTGAACCTGAAAAAGAAGTTCCATACGTTAGCGATGATTTTCAAATAGGACCGGACGGCGCGTATGAGCATGTTGATGAACCAGTTGAAGATTTTTCCGAAACTCAGCCTGAGGTTGAGCATTCTGTTGAAATTACAACTGAACCTGAGGTAGATAATAATAACATACGCCAATCTCGATTGTCAGATGATGCTCTAGCTCGAGGAGCAAGAATATCATTTAGTGATAGGATTTAAAAATAGTCTACTTTAAATGCCATACATTAATTTCCAAGATGATCCGATTCCACAAAGAGTAAACAACTCATTTGCGAATCTATGTTCGTCTGATCCAAGTAAAAAAGTTCTAAAGATATTAGACAAGTGTTTCATTATCATAAATAATGGAAAAACTGAGGCTAAATTTTGCGATCTTGAAAAACTTTTATATCCAGTAGACGGACACCTACTTATCGATTTTGAAGTTTGTGCAGAAGAGAGGCTATCGGTATACGATAACTCATTAGAGGATATTTTATCAAGCAGCCCATCCGGTGCATCCGTATACTATCCATTAGGCTTAGGCACTGAGTACATGATCCCAGCCGGATACACAGGACCTTCATCATCTCCTTCATCTAGCCCATCGTCAACCCCATACTATTTCATTCTACCAGTGGACCGCAATTACGTTAGAGGTTGTATTGTATACATCGACTATCCTGTACTAGATAAGAACGGTTCGGACGTTTTACCTGCAGACCAATCATGTGAAATTAAGCTGGTTGACCAAGACCTAAACGAGTCAACTCACCCAGTAGGCAATTTCTTTTCTCACTTAGGTAATCCAATGACGCGTAATGCCAATAAGCTAATAAATAAGATAGAGATATACAACCCAAATCCTAATTTTAGCGTTAAGGTGAGAGGTATGGTAATCTATGTAAAGGGCAATCCGGATCCAAATAACTGTGCTTGCTAAAAAATTTAAAAAGAAATGAATCATTCATCAGTTGCAAAACTTTTAAAAACTCACACTGACTCAAACAATTCAATGAATTACACACCAACTTTCGTGAATGGGTCTTCTCGTGAAATTAATGCCAATGATACCGGTATAGGTTACTACACCGACACTTGGTACGGCATCCATAATCCAAGCGGGTCAGCTATTTCAGTAACAGTCAAGACTGCCGACCAGGGTACTGCTGGCACAGGTGCAGTCGTTAGAATTAATGCGGGTGAGACTTTCTATGCAGTTATTTCAACTATTACTGTTGGCTCTGGAGTAACAGTCGTTCTATTAGGTATTCCAACAACATTTAGTAGATAATGGGACCAGTACTTACATTTGGACAAAGACAACAGGCGCTAAAGGGATTGCCTTTCTACGGAAAGAGCGATTTTAACTTTGTTGCGTCCAGAAGTAATTTCTCAGGAGGTATCGCAATTAAGGTACTTCCAC